TAAAAACCGCGTACATACCGGCTCTTACACCGGCGGCATCAGAAAATATTAATGTGTTATTGTGGTTTGCCGTGTTTGACGTTGTTAACACCGTCTGGTAATTGTCCACAACGACATACTTGCATGTACTAAATTCTACGTTTACTTCAAGAATAAAATCATATTTTTTTGTTCCTGAATCATATTTGCCAGGGCCTTTTATAAGCCAATATAAGTTGTCGGTTTTTCCATCAGCAATTGCACCAACACATTTGCAGCCAGTTGGTAGTTTACTAGACTCTATAAATCTTTGATTACCAAGCATAGTTTGCACAGTACCTACATCAGAACCATCTGACGTTGAGACTTGTATATTATTTGCATCTCTATATTCACCCTGAGGAAGTAATCTTTCATCAAGATCTTTATTCATCTTCCCTTGGGCAAAATTTCTTTTTACCTCTGGCATATACTAGTGTTTTATGTGTTTGGACTTACCTCTTAATACTTGAGTAAGCTCTTCAATTTTAATGTTTGATAATCTTAATTTAGCCTGTCTAATAGCAGCTCTTTTTTCTTTTTTAAATCTTGCTACTAAATATTCTGGCATATCTTTTCTTGTTGCTAATATAGCATGTGCTATGTATTTATACATTGCTTCTTCTGCAAATTTGTGTACCTGCATTTCAGCATCAGTACCTAAACTATCACTTATATATTTTAATGTTACAGTTTTTTCAGATAAAAAAGAACTAAAATGTATTTTACCAGCAAGCTCATCTATATAATACGAACCGTTATCTTGAGCATATTGCGGGTCAATACCATATCTTTGCCCTTCAGCAACCCACTGTGACTCGTCTTCGTAATCATCTGTTGTGGTTCTTGGCGTGTGTGATTTATAAGAAGCCCAAGTTTCTGACTCTGAATCATACTGCAGTTCATTACCACTTAAAGTATAAGATCCATCAGTACCCTGTACTATTGCTTTAGGATTAGATGTTTTTGATAATGGATATATAACATGTTCTACACCAGAACTATCTGACCATGTTAATTTAACATAGTTTACATAATCTTGTGGTAATATCATTTGAAGTGTTGCTGGTACTGTTATTTCCTGAGCTTTTGTAGATTTAAAAGTATCAAAACTTAATTCTTGTAAAGCTCTTTGTGCATGAAAAGCAACGTCCATTCTTTTTGCTTTTGTAATTATTTTTTCTTCACCAACATATGCAATAATAAATTGATTTATTATAGTTTCTAAAGAAACAAATTGATAACCGCCTAAAGTACCGGCTTGATATTGAGCCTGAGTTTGATTGTCTAGTAATCCCATTTATTATTGTTTTTCAAGTGTTTGTTTTTGTATGTCTTCTGATCCTGCTAATTGAACTAAACCTGGTTTGTTTAAAGTTATACCAGCTAATTCTAATATTTTATATACCAACTCTGTTTCTTCTGAAGCGTGTAGTTCAAAGTTTTGTGCATCAGTAGCAGAAGAATTATATAGAGCATTACCAGCGACAATATTATAAGTCCATTTTGGCTTTGCAGGTTTTGCTATATAATTACAAGTTACATTTGCAGTTGTATATGAAGTACTTGGTGAAGCAGGAAATAGTTTTAATAATGTGTCTGACTTTCTTACGTAAACGGGCCTTGCATCTACTGGAACCGCTAAAGAAGTTCTTAACATATATTCTAATTCTTTTTTTCCTACTTCTTCAACTTCAGCGTCATAAGCATTACCAACTGCATAAAATACAGTTCCTAATCTGTATACATCTGTTGGTAGAGTAGCTTGATTGCCAGAAACTGCAGACATAGCTACTTTAAATTTTTCAAATATAGACACTTTTTCGTTTAGAACTTTCATCATCCCAGCATATTCAAGATCGTTTTCTTTACTTCTATCAAACTGGTTTAAATCATAAAAATATTGCTCAAAAATATCCATTTGAGCATGATTAGCAAAAAGGTTAAACTCTTGTGGAGTTATATAACCTCTTTGTTCTTTATTAGCTAATGCTAATACTTTTTGATATACGTCGTCTATATTTACCATATTTCTTTATTGTAGTTTGCAATCGCCCCGTAGGGCGATCGCTCCTACAGTTTGATTATTTTAATTGTTTTTCTATATTTGTATAGATTTCCATACCTTCATCAGTTTTAAACCAAGCGGCTAAAGCTGAATATGGATGCTCATCAAAAGGCACATTCATTAGTTTTCTATTGTTAGAACCCCACATAAACGTTCTTTGATCATTACTTAGTTTTAATATACCAAGTTCTGTAGCTTTTATACCAAAATTTCTAAGCTGAACATTATCATCAGCAGCTAATTCTAAGAGTAATCTAGGGTTGTTTCTAGCAAATACTAATAAATCTCTTTTAAGTTCACTAGAACTCATCTTAGATACTTTAGAACCAACTTCAACTCGCAATATAGCTTCAGCCATATCAATATCCATTTCTCTAGCAGTTAATATTGCATCAGCTTCCATTTCTAAAATTTCTATATCTTGCTCTGCTTCTCTAACAGGTTTATGTTCTTCATAAATTTTATCCCTATCAGGATGATATAAAGATAATAACTTCTGTAAAGTTGTTTTTTCTTTTGGCACAAATAAAGACCCAGATCTAAAAATAATATGTTCTAACCTTTGATCACCTACCATTTCATCAACAAATGGAGTTCTTTGGTTTTGACAATATTTTAGTTCTCTCTCATAGCCTTTTTCCGCGTCAAACCAAAATACATTCGCAGATCTAATTGATCTTGATATTGGTTTTTTATTACCTTTTAAATAATACACCCTGTCTTTTATATCCCAAGTAGGTTTTACAGGTTGTTTTTTAGGTTTTGGTGTTTCAACAACTGGTGTTTCAACAACAGGTACCTCTACCTCTTGTGTTTTTTGTTTTTTTGCCATAATATAATATAATATAAGATTAATAAAAAATAAAAGGGAAGACGGAGAACGTTTGCGTGTATGCCGTCCTCCCTTTTAAAATAGTGTTTACTTCATTAACATAAAGTTGTTAGCACCTTGAGTAACTAAACATCTTTCTGATAACATGTGGATTTGCATTGCATCTAAAGCAGATGTAGCAGCACCAACTGAACCAGTAACCCAAGTTTTCATTCTTCTGTCGTCAGTTTGTGAAGCTCTATAACGAACGTGTAAGAATGGTCTCTTTAAGTTTTTACCTAATGATTGGTCATAAACAGTAGATGTACCAGCTGGAACTAAAACCCCTCTAATTGCATTAGAAGAATTAGCAGCGTTAATACCACCTCTTGTAGCTAAATCATTTAAGTATCTGAAGTCAGATTTGTAGAAGTCATAAGAACCTCTTCTGAAACCAGAGAAACCTAAATTAAGCGCCATATCTTCAGAGTTGTTAAATACTCCGTAAGAAGTACCACCAGCTCCATAAGAATTCATAGAAGCTAACATGTCATCCATAGCTAAGCTAGTAGCTCTGTTTACAAACATCATGTTTTCTTCAATAGCACCTTGCTTGTCAAACTCAGCTAAGATTGCGTCAAACTCAGCTAAATCAGTAGCAGCGTTAACACCAGTTACACCTGAAGTTACGTTACCTCTTGATTCGATAGCAGCGAATAAACCTTCAGTACCAACGTTACCAGCACCAGCAGCAGATCCTGAAATAAGAGCGTTACCATCTAATTGAGAAGCAGCTAGGTTTAATTCACCTTCTAACATTGCCATTTCTAAGTAATCAGTAAATCTAGCTCTTGTATCAGCTTCAGCTTTTAGGTACCATAGGTAACCAGAAGCACCACCTTCAGAAGTAACTTCAACCCAACCAACTCTAGAAGTATCAGATCCTGAAACTTCGTAGTAATCTTTTAAGATAATTGGTTTGTTTGAAAAAGTTTTGAATGAAGGTTCGTTAGCACCTCTTGAATCAGTAGCAGCACTGTTTGCAGAGTTGTTATAGTTATCTCCTTTACCATATTCAGAACCATAAACTAATATAGTAGTATCTTGAGTTCCACCAGTAGTTGTTAAACCAGCAGTGTTTAAAGATGCAAAGTCATAAGGTAATACGTCAATCATAGAACCTGTATCAACAGCTTCTACTAAACATTTTACAACACCTTCAGAATTAGCAACGATAACTGTATCGTTAACTCTAATACCGTGGTCTGCACCTATATCATTTCCATCAATATCAACTTCGATTTCTATTTGTCCACCAGAAGCTGTACCTCCAGTAGCACTTTCGATGTGTCCTTTGTATGATAAATGTAATCTTCCTTGTTCTGACCAGATTACTTGGTCTGCGGCCATAGCCTCTTCAGCTCCAATTTGTGAAAGAAATCCTGAAATAGTTCTGTTTCCAAAAACTTCAGCTTCTTTTTCCATTAGATCTGGTAAATATTGTTGAGCCCAACCCATATCTTGGTTGAAGTCAAGATAGTTTGATGCTAGTGCTTGCGGTTTTGCAGCCGGTACACTATTCAAACTAGCTCCTGCAGTAATTGCCATAATTATTTATTTTTAAATTAGTTATTTATTTTTAATTTTAAACTTAAAAGTTGGAGAGGTATCGTCGTTAAGCACTCTTACTTTAGGACCACTTGTGTTATCGTTTGAAAATGACTGCCTTGGGTTCATACTTACGTTTTTCGCCTTAGCAACACTATCTTTCATAGCATCAGCTTTTCCTTGCTCATAAAAATGCTTAGCAATAGCGTCGGGATTCATTGCTGTGTATAGAGATTTATGGTAACCTTTAGCATCTGACATCTCTTGATTTTCATTCAAGAACTTCTTGATAAAATTATTAATGTCGCTTTGTGTTTCTTTCACCTCATTAGCGTTGTTCACGTTAAACCGATATTTTTTATCACCGACGTTATATTCAAAACCTTTGAATTTATCGTTAAAAACCTGTTGTGTTTTTAATTTAAAAGTATTAGTTTGTTTGTCCGCTATTTTTTTATTCTCTTCGCTTTCTTTGTTGTATCTATTAAAAAAGTCCCAAGCTTTTTGTTGTTCAGGCGTTAACCTGCTTCCAGCTTTAACTTCTTCATAGTATTTGGACTTTTGCCCGTCCAAGTGGCTTTTAGCGTTGGCAACTTGCTCTTTTAACGCTATTTTTTTCTTTTTAATCTCTCTTTCTTCATCAACTTCTTCGTCGTATGAAAATGAATCTTCTATAAGAAAATTAATTTCATCATCTGTTAAGTGAGATTTAGTTTGTTTATAGTATTCTTTTAATACTGTCATATCGTCATAACTAGAATAATCTTGATTAAGACGTACGTAATCTTCTAATGTACCACCAGTTTCTTCCATAAAATCTACAACTTTTTGTAAATTTTCAGGTATTGTTTGTCCAGTCTCTTGAGCTTCTTCAATAGCTTCTGCTAATTCTTCTGTTTGCTCTTGAACTTCTTCTTCAGTAATTTCTTCTAATACTGGAGTTTCTTGTGCTTGTTCTTCCGGTTGTACTTCTTCTTGTTCTTGTGTGGCCCCGGCGTCCTCGGATTTAACATCCTCAACGACTCCTGTTTGGTCATCACTATTTTCTGTAGTTTCATTTTTTTCTTCTTTTGGTGTTGGTGGTTTATCTAAATTTACTTTTGTAATATTATCACTAGCTTCTTCTTTAGCTTGAGACGTATCTACTTTTGTAATGTTTTCTTGTGTAGTTTCTTCAACTACCTCTTCTAATTTTTCTTCCATGATATAATATAATAATTAATAATTTGTTACTCTGTGTCGGCAAGATTAAAATCACCCCCTATACTATCATTACCTACAGACTCAAAGTTTTTAGGTGCTTTTTCACCTTTTCTTTGGTCGATCATTTCTGATTGTTGAGTTGCTTGTATTCGGGTTCTTTCATCTTTACGATTTTCTCTTTCATTTTCTCTTTCCTCGTTAGCAGATACTTCCATTTGACGTAGTTGCAAGTTATACTGAAACTCTTGTTCCATTAACTCTTTTTTAACTTGCTTTTCTGCTTGTAGTTGTTGTATTCTTAGTTGCGATCTTGTTTCTTCTAACTGCATTTCGCCTTGAATTTTTTGCTGATTCGCTTGCATGTCAGCTTGTGATTTTGCTTGAGCAGCTTGTTGATTAGTCTGTGACTGCATTTGCATGTTTCTTTCTTGCATTTGCTGATCTTTTTCCATTTTCTTTTCTCTACGTATTTTCAATAACTGATTAGCTAGTTTTATACTTTTAATTTCTCTAAGATCAATTGCATCTGTTAATTCTATTAACTTTTGTTGCAATGCCATTTGTATATTGTTTTCAAGTTGTTGCTTTTCTTCTTCATCTGGCATTAATTCTATAAATATACCAAAATCATAAAGATGTAATTCTTTCATTTCTTCTAATGTAGCAACGTTATGAGCCCCTATCTGTTGTATAAAGGCATCAGCTGTTGGTGAATATTCTAATATATCAGATATTCTTAATGATAAACATTGCGCAACTTCAGAAGTTAAATATAAACCTCCTTGTAATATATGTCTTGTTGCTGTATTACTATTAGCAGCTGCCATTTTTTGTATACCAACTAAAGCATTTTTATCTGGTGTACTACCATCTCTAGCTTCGTTAAGCCCGGTAGTATCTCTAATCATTTGCAAATAATAATTATAAGTTTGTATTAAACTTGCCATTTTTTGACCGCCACTACCACTTGCTATTTCTTGTATTGGTACTTTACCAGGATTCATATCACCATCAGCAGTCATTGATCTACCTATAACAGAACCCGTTTGAAAGAACATGTTTAGTGCTTCTTGTGGATTGTAATTTGTACCATTACCTAAATCTATTTCAGCTAATCCATCAGCATCTAAATATACACCGTCAGGAACTAAGCGAGACAATACTTGTTGTAGTTTTAAATGTGTTAATTGTATCATATCAGCAAAACCAGTAATACGTTTTACTAAAGATTCTATTCTACCCTTATACATACGCGGAGCTACAATGGCATAGTTCATTTTAACTTTTGTAAAATCACTTTTTGGCCTCATCATATTTTTAGCCATTTCCCATTTAAGTAACTTATCAGTTCCTAATATTAAAGCACCTTCGTACAAACATTCTATTGATCTATGTAGTTTACCAAAACCATTCATATCCTCTGGTGGATTAAATGTGTCATCTTTTGGTAATATTTTATCAGCACCAGTACCAGTTTCTTTTACTTTATAAACCTCGTTCATATAAGTTTTATAATTAAAATATAAAACTTGAACTTTATTATTATCTTCTTCTTTTATATTACCACCGGTTTTATTATAATTAGCTTGGTAAGCTCGTTTACCTTTTACTATTTCTTCTACTTGTTCGTGTGTTAAGTGTGGAAATTGTTTTATTAATTCATTAATAGGTACGTTTTTAACTTCACCAACATAGTATATATCATCAAAATATGGTGATTCAGTATAAGAATAAACTAAATCTGTTGGGTCTACATATTTTATCGTAGTGCCTTCTGAAGTGTTAAAATCTGTTTTTACAGCACCAATACCTAAAACTGTTAAATCGTAAAAAAATCTTTTTTTAGTTAACTCATATCTATTACCCTCCATTATAGTATTTATAGCTTGTTCATTAGCAAGTTCAACTGCTTGCTTATAGTTAAGCTGCATATGTAGTTTTAATTCTTCTTCTGTATCAGGTAAAAGTTCTTTAGGGTTTTCATAAGTATTCATGTTAAAGTTTTGTTCTGCATAATCATTAAACTCTCTTGATCTCATGTCCCTTAACATAGAATCCATATATTCTGTTCTTTTACTAACACCATATGGATCTTGTGAATAAGCTTTTATATCATATGTTCTTTCTGCAATACCGTTTACCACTATATCTACAAATTTAGGTATAATTGGAACTGGCGTCCAGTCTAAATTAAGATAAGATAAATCACCATTAATAGATAATTCATCTTTATATTTTTGTATTGATTGCTCTCCTCTTGCGTATAATCTTAACTTGTGAAAATTATTGTGATTAGTTCTATATCTATTAGTACCTCTATCAGTATGAAACCACTCTGACTCAATAGCTTTAGCTACTTTCAAACCATAATCATAACTTATTTTTTCCAAGTCACTTACAACTTGCGATGGAAAATAATTATTTATAACAGACTCTGCCATATTTATTTTTTAATTAATTTAGATGTATTGCCAGTATTTGTATATTTAGCAATATTTATATTTAGTTTTGGTTTTTGTATTGTTGCGTTTGGTTTATATAAATGCCTATTGCAAGCCATTATAGCTAAGCCAGAACTTATAGATGCATCATGTTTTGTTCTTTTATTTATATCAAACCTTGCCCAGTCGTTTAATAATTCGTTAAAATAACAACTACCAAATTGACCTTCGTTGTTTAAGCCTACATGCGCTTGTATATACATTTCAATAGCAGCAGCATGTGCTTGTTTTATATCTTCACTTGAGTTTGGTATACCACCTATTTCTTTTTCAGCTACAGACAACTTATTCCAAATTTTATCAGGCCTATTCATACTAAAGCCTCTATAACCTCTTCGTCTTAAATAATATAACAATCTTGGTTTATTGTTTTCTGCAAGTATTGGCATGCCATAAAACACGCAAGCCATTAATACATCTTCAAAAAACATTTCTGCAGTTTGTGGTCTTGCTAAATATTCCAAAAAGAATTGATTAGCTGGAGCATCTTCCATAGAAAACTTTGTTAATCCATGTAACGCTCCTTTAGATCCTTGACCATCAACAGTACCACTAATATCGTAACTGTCACAGCCAAACGCACCAACATGTTCATTTCCTGGGTAGCGTACTCCATTTTTTATTATTACCTTATTTTGTAAATTACTAGGTGGTACCCAACTTATTTTAAATCTACCTTTTGGATCTGGGTAAAAAATAACACTTGTATCTTTTATACCTCCAACCCACTGAAAATTACCTCGAGTAATTCCTAAAGTTCTAGACATTTCCTCGTTGTAATCTATTTGTTCGTATATTTTTACTAAGTTAAATATACTATTTTTTGTTTCATCTCTAAACGCGTGCTCCGTAGTTCTTGGAAACTGTCTGTAAAACTCATTTAAAGCATCTTGATCGTTTTTTAAACCATCAGCTTCGTTTTGCCAGTTATCTATTACACCTACATCTATTAACTCTCCATGGGGGTCAAAGACTTCATCACTCGGAGTATTGAAGACTGGGCTTCCGTGCTCATCAATAAATCCTTCGTAGTTCCACTCCATTGGGATAAAAAGAGAATATAGTCCAGACGCTGTTTGTCCATTTCTGTTTCGCTTAGTAACGTCGGATGCGTTGTATAATTTTTTGAAGTTTTCTCCACCTTT